CCAGCTAAAATCTCGGTCGCATAATTTCCCTGATGGATAGTGATTCCTATATCCATCTTTGTATTTATCGTTTCATTAAGACAAAGGAGTCCTGTGGCATTTATATACAGCAGGCTATCCGCAAGCCCAACCGCATCATTGACGTGATAAGGTATATAGTTATCTGTCAGTCCTGAAAATTTTGCTGTTACGAATATTGGACTCGCTGTTTTGAGAACTGATTGAGCGTTTGCGCCACTTACATATCCATGCTCGGCTGCATTTAGATGGTAATATTGGTCAGCTTGACCACCCTGGAGATTTGCCAGATCGTTGTGGTCAATTTGAGAAGGATCAACATCAATATCAATCTCATTGTTGCCAGCATCCAGGACAACTGTTACTATTGCTGATCCTGCATTTATATTCCGGAACTGTAGATCGACTCCGACTTTTTGATCGTAAACGCCGATTCCACCCGCTCCAATATTAGACGCAGTATTCGCTTCTCCTGTAGCTGTTTGCCGAATATCGGAAAGACGCTCTTCGACGGACTGGATTTCTTCTTCTAATTGCTTGACTCGATCTGCTATAATCATAATAAAGTTATTCCGCGAACAAGTGTTTTTAGATTCAACGACCATTCGTTAAGGTCTCTTTCCCCGCGAACGATCTGCTCATAATCAATATCTAGCATATTGACTTTCACATAAAAACAAAAAGGAAGAGCGTCATTCGGGATGAGGACAAAGCGTCCTGCGGATCCTTGGATGTCTGTGAAAAATTGTTGGAGATCATCGATCGTCGAAGGATCGTTGAGATTCCGGATCTTCAATCGAAAAGACTGACTTTGAGATAGATAATAATCCCAGTCTTGTCCGAAATATGTCTTCGCTTCTGCGATCGAGAAGTTTAATCCTTGACCCCAGTCCGGCTGGATCCATGCGTTCTCGAATTTCGCATGTCTTCCGAGGATAAGCTCTCCGATTTGAGGATAAGGATCTCCGACGTTGACGCTGACATAAAGCCTCCAGCGTTGATATCCTTTGTTAAAATGATGATAGAGCGAATAGTCTCCCCATGTCAGGGGTTGATTGAGCGGAGGAGGAGCCCATGCGTCCGCATTGTTCCCTTGAAGACGGATCTCTCTTCCATCAACGATGTTATGATTGAAAATAGAGACGTGCGTCAAGCGCGTGTTCACTCCAAAGTCAAGCTTGATCCATTGCGCATTTGTCGCTGTGAATCTGAACGGCTTCGAAGGACGACGATTGTATAAAAAATCTCTCGTGTAAATCGCATTTTCCGTTGAAACATCATCCAGAGAATCAACGTCCAGGAGATTTGTTGTAACGTATCTAAAAGTCATTTTTTCCTCTATGTCGGAATACCTAAAGATTCAACGAAATCAACTTTTTTGATGTTCGCTTCAAATGCTGCGATCATCTCCGGAATGATCGTGTCTCTTGTGTGCTCGCGATCCGTGATAATCGTTCCTATGAGATTGACGACGCTCTTGATTTTTATATCAAACGTAGATCCCGGCCTTGGCTCTTTTCCTCCTCCTCCTTCTCCTTCGCCCAGGACGTTGACCATAGGATCGACGATGTCTTCAAATTCGTCATGCGGAATGATATGCTCAGGCTTTCTTTCTGTCCCATGAGTAAGAACGAATTCCGTTTGTTTCGACTCATGTCCTCTCGCTGCACTTGGTGCGCTCTTGAAAAAATCCTCGATTCTCCAGAGCGTATTCTTCATTCTTCCGACTGAATCTCCAATACTCCAGCTTGATATCTTGATCGAGTTCAACTGAGCGTTGACTGTTGTCAATTCTCCATGCGTCCAGTCTGCTCGCGATTTGAGAAAGTCCTGATTGTTGACAACATTCCGGAGATCCATCTTCGCTTCCCAGGTGTTGTCTTTTATCATCTTGATATCGTGACCGCTTTTGTCTCCTCCGAGAAGTCCTCCGAGGACTCCCCCGAGTCCTGCTGCGATCGTTGTCCAAGGTGAAACGATTCCTCCCCCTGTTCCTCCGATCAGTCCTCCGATTCCCCCTCCACCTTCTCCGTCTCCTCCTCCTCCGAATATACTTCCAAGAGCTCCTCCGATCGATCCGAGAAGTCCGCTTGCTGCGTCTGCTGCTCCCGAGAGGATTCCTCCGACAAATTTGAGAGTATATTTTGTTATCATCTGCGCAATGAGATCAAAAAATTGCTGCTTTACTGTTCCCCATACAGAGTTTAATCCGTCTTTAAAGGAAGTCGCTCCGGAGAGCATGGATCCGAGCTCTGTTGTCCATTTATCGCGGATGCGTTCAGAGACTTGTCCGAATATTTCTGTCATGCTATTCGCAGACTTTCCGACTTCGATAATTGCTGTTTGTGTATTTTTTGATACTTCTCCGGGAGCAGCGGCAAGCGCGCCGGAAAGATCACGCGCTGCCGGAATCGCTGTGTTTATGATAACAGTTGAAAGTCCCTCGATTTCTGCTTTTGTTTTTTCTACAACTTTTATATATTCCTGATAGTCCCATTTCCCATCTTTGTATTCCTGATGAAGAGTTTCAAGGAATCCCTTTAGCTCATTGACTTTCTCTGTCTTCTCTGCGATTGTCAGGATCGCTTGATCCTTCACGAATTTTTCATATGCTGTCAATTCTTCTTTTGTCGCGTTGATCTTTTTGGAGAGCTCTTCCCATGCGGAAGACGCGGAGCTCGATGCATTTGTCTCTTTGTCCAACGCGCTCGTCGCGATGCTTATGGATCCCGTCGCATCATATTGAGATTTCGCAGCTGCTGCTGTGTCAGAAATGAAGTCCTTCCATGTTGCTTTTGTGAGTGCTTTCGTTTGATCCTCGACCGCTTTCGTCCCGCCTTTTATTTTATGGATGACAACTTCAGCGACATTGAATATGTTATTGAGATGTCCCGTCCAGATTTCGAGTTGCTTCCCAAGGATAGGAATGGACATCTTCGCAAGAGTTCCGAGAGCTTCTCCGAGTGAGCTGAAAGTCGCGGTTAGTTCTTTTGTTGTCTTATCTAATTCATCCGCGTTTGTTATTCCTTTCTTGAAAGGCTCAACGAATCCGAGATAAAACGCAGTCTTAAATTTGTTTGTCGCTTCCTTCCCTGCGTCCATCCAGAACGTAGCATCCTGCATCTTCTTTGTGAATGCTTCCGTTGTCTGTCCTCCAGTGACCCATGCTTCGTTCATGAGAGTCTGATCCGAGAGCATCTCTCCGATCCGATCTCCAGCGAGAGCCATGACTCCTGTAAGAGCGCGCGCGTTCGGAACGAGTTTCCCCATTGCATCCGCAGATCCGCCGGTCTTCTCTCTGAGCTCTTTCAGCCAGCCGACAAGTCCTTTTGTCTTTAGCGCGTTCGCTCCAAGTGAGATTCCCAAGTCTTCCGCGATTTTCTTTGCTGATTCCGAAGGAGTCAGGATCGACATGAGAACTTGTCTCAACTGCATTGTCGCTGTTGATGCGTCGATCCCTTGACGCGTCATCGTTGCCATCGTCGCGCCGATCTCTGTGAAGTTGACTCCTAGATTTGCAGCGATCGGAACGACTGTTCCGAGCGATGTCGCAAGCTCCCCGTAAGTCAGCTTTCCTCTCTTGACTGTTTGAAACATCACGTCGGAAACATTTGTCACGTCCGCAGCTTCCATCCCATAAGCATTGATGACAGTCGTTAGAGCGTCAACAGAAGTCGCAACGTCTGTCACTCCAGCTTTTGCGGACTTCGCAGCTTCTCCCAGAAATTCGATCGCTGCTGCCGGTTCTACTGACGCAGAAAGGACTTGATACATTCCTTTTGCGAGGTCTGTCGTGCTTCCTAGAGTCGGAGAAAGATTGATGAGTTCATCGCGGAGATCGTCCGTATTGATGGACGTGTCCGAAATCATGGTGTTGACGTTCGACCATGCGTCCTCGAACTCTCTTCCTTTTTGGATAGTATCTGAAATAGCAGATGAAATTGCGCGCATCCCGGAAGTGATAAGAGCTGTGACCCCAACTCCTGCTGCGACTTGCTTCCACATCCCCTTGAAAGCTCCGCCGGCTTTCTTCGTTTCCTTCGTGATCGCAACTTGATCTTTTTTGATCTTCTTTGCAGCTTTCGTGAAAGAGGAGTGATCGAAAGAGAGTTGTCCCTTTACTGTTCCAGCATCAAACGCCATCGCTCATCTCCCTAGTTATCCTTTTTTCCGAGACTGCTTCCCTGTGCTTTCATGTCAGCCCACGTTTCCTTGACTTCTTTCTTCGAGCTTCGCTGGAAGACCTGAAGTCGCATATTGAGTCCTCGAATCCAGTTCATATAATGCTGGCTTGTCGTCTGTGCTATTCGATATTGAGTCACGGTCTTCTTTTCCTCTAAAAGCTCCGCGCGCAGAGCCTTCCGATACCAAAGTCCGAGCTCTCTTGCTTTTAAATTCTTCGCTTCGGAGTAGGAAAATGCGCCCGAATATGCGCGAAGGATCAAGTCTATTTTTTCAATTCGGACGCGTGCAAATTTTTTGGGTAATATTCTTTTTCAAGTGGAGCTCTGATCTCCTGTGAAATGATCTTCAGCGCAGCAGTTACTTTCCGGATTGAGATGTTCTCGATCAATGATCTTTCAATTCCTGCAAATTCTGCGAGTTGATCTGCAAGATCAGGGAGAGCAGTTATCCGATCATATTCCTTCACAGGAAGATCTTTAATCATAAGCTCGATCCCGTCGATCCGGATAACAAAAGGCTCGATTATCTCGTCATGTCCATCAAGATCATAAAGCAAAGACATTTGTTATACATGCCCCATTTTCCAAATCTCTCCGCTCTGTCCATCCGAATCAAGAGGATACACTTTAAAGACGACATTGAAAATCCTCTGCGTTGAAAGGTTATAAGGAATCTCGAACGCATGCATCGGATAACATTTGAGGATCCGGAGCCACTCTGATTTCGTGGACGTGCAGCGATCGTCTTCCATCGGTTTGAGAATGATCTCTTTTGCATACTGAGCTACAGCCATCCCGACTCTGTTTGAAATAGTCAGAACAGATCCGACTTTAACAGATCCTCCGATAACCTTATTAAGCTGATCCAGATCAGAACGAGTCATCGGAATCTGAAGTTCTGTGATCCTTCCGACCATAACAGAATCGATCTCCGTCACTCCTTTCCCGTCCTCATGGATCGGTTCGGATTGATCCTCCGAGCGGAAATATACGTCTCCGAACATCGGAGAGAGTTCGACATTCACTCCGTCTGGATCCCAGACGACGCAACACGGACCTAAATCTCTTATTGGACTTGCTTCACCCATGATATAGCCTCCCTTGACTATTTATTTTGAATCTTAAATATATAATTTGTCGAAAATTCAAAGCGTCCTTTTTCATCCTTTCCGATATATTGAGGATCTGCATTTGCTTCGACAACTTCACACAAAAATTCTACTCCGGGCGTATGTCCGGAGAGAGTCCAACCGAAAGTCCCGTGGATCGCGCGGAAGATCTCCCATGCATCTGAACGCGCTTCTCCGTATTGCTTCGCTCGTGATATGATCTGGATCGTTTTGTCAATCCGGTCTTTGAGTTGAGTTTCAAGAGGAGATCCCGTCGCTTCTTGGATTGTTTGACAGCGATCCGGATCGTCCGGTCTCCGGAATCCATAGAGGAGATCTGTCCCGATAACAAACGAGGTTTTCGATTCGATAAAGATTGCTATTTCTGGAAGCATATTGACATCCAAGGCAATTTGGCAGTCATGCCGTTTGAAATATACCTTACAAAATAGCTTCAGTCAAGATAAAGAAATGTCCTTATAATCTTTTGTTTATGTTGTCCGCGATGATTGCATTGTATTTTTTAGCATAACGCGCCATCTTTGATTCGAGATATTTTGGCCCGACTCCAGTCTCCGACCAATTTACACTGAGCCCGACCGCTTCGTGCCATCTCTCCGCATAAGGCATTTCAAAGATCAGCGTGATCGATGATATTTTTCCTTTCGTAAGTTTAATTTTCGTGATCGTATATTCTCCGCGCAGATCTCCATGAAGATGAGGGGTTCTCGGTTCCTTGTTGTCAGCATCATTCTTCAATTCCTGGATCGCTTCTCTCAGTCCGTCATCGACTCCGAACTCGATCCGATTTCCAGCGCGGATCATTCCTTGATTGTATTCACTCCAATCGAAAGTCAACGATGCTTTCTGCTGCGGACGAGCCATGTTTATCTCACCCAGAATTTGATTGCAGCTTCCGAGAAGTCCTTCCGATCTTCGATGACTATGATTTCATACTCTATGGAATTGAATCGGATCCGATCTCTTTCCGTCAAAGCTGAGGAATAAGCGATCCAGAAATATCCAGTCGCGAGGACTTCGTCTCCATGAATATCTCGAAACATCTT